GAGTAATGTTCAGTTTTTTTGACACCATTTCCCCATCGTATTCTAATCTAATTCACATAAAACTTGACAAAACATCGCAAGTATGTTCCAAACAAAACGATAATATAATTATAATAATTTAGATAATTAATACTGTGAACTAACTAATATGTATAGCTATGTTGTTAGTTTCAATGCAACAACACTAACTATATAACATATAAACTCGAAAAATATATTTTAAAAATATATAGATTTTCACTTGCATTTATATGTGAGTATGGTATTATATAAGTGTAGTAAAGATCAAACAAACAAACAAAACATAAGCGAGGTAAGCAAAATGAAAAAAGTAAAAGTAACAGAATTGACACCGGTAGGCGTGTTGTCATTAAGCAATACGGCCGCGGTCGTAGTTTGTGATGTTGATGAGAACGGCGAAATCGTTAGTTATTATATAACCAGCGTTGGCAATGCTGACATGGTAAAAGTTCACAAGGCTAAAATCTATTATCGTGTTAGGGATAATGAGCCATATTTTAACAGTATTGTCGGCCGTATGTTACTATCTGATTTTATTAAATATTAACGGAGGTAAATAAAATGAAATTGCAAGATATGATTATTGCAACCGTAAACGATGGTAAGGAGCGCAACATGAATCGTAGAATGAATTTAGGTTTTGGTGAATTTGGTGACTTGCGATCGTGCTGGCGTGTTTCTTATGATAATGATATTTTAACATTGTCTCATTGGGGGACTGATATTCTAGTTTACGATTGTAAAGGATATACTTTAATCAGTTCATTAATCACTAGCAAGTCTGATGCTGACGGCATTCAACTAGCACTTGATTATATCGCTGACGGCTTGCAATCACATTATTATCCTAGCAAGGATTATGGCACTATCGAAGATACACGCGATCATACAAATGTATATCAGGGTTAATGGAGGGTATTAAAATGAAAAAATCAGACTTTGCTTTTGTAACTGAAATTCCTAGCGGCCGTGTTTCGGTTTATCTTAAAGAATCTTATCCAGAAAATGCTGAAAATAACCGGTTAGCGTACATTGATAAAATGAATACTAACGTTTATGGTATGCCTAGAACTAAAGTTACGTTTGAAGTTTTTGCTGACGTTCCAAAAATGTTGCATAGTTATCGCAAGGTAAAAAATGTTCAATATTTTGACGGGTGGTTTAATCACGATGTATACGATGAGCTGGTAAACTCTTTAAGCCATAGTGAATGGAACGGGGTGAAAAAATAAATGCTTATATTTTACACTTTTATAGGGGTGCTGATTTTAGCACTTCTGTTTTTATTTATAGGTATTCATTATGCTGATGATCCACCACAACAAGATAGCATGCCGTTTGTACCATTATCGCAAATAAACAATTATGGAAGCACAGAACCTAACCAGCGTATGGAAAACGATATACTTGAGGCGGGTTATAAAATTGACGGTTACGACATTTTAAACCAGCGCGGCCAAGTTGTTTATACAGCAGAACCGGTTGCGCGTGGTTTAAACGTATGGGCGCTGTCTGATAATCAGCAACGGTATACCCTTGTCGGGACGGTTCCTAAACGTAACTATTATATGTATTTGTTAAACCATGAAAATATACTCATGTACGATCCACAAAACTATCGAATTTTTTAAGGCGGTGAAAATATGTTTATCTGGAATTTTCTTTTTACGTTTTGGTGGTATTCTTGCGGCGCGTTGCTGGTGCTGTTTATAACTTATTATATATTAGAGTGGCGTGCTGAAACTCATTATATTTCAGATTTTTTTGAACGTGTTGTTGTGAAGCGCGCTTTGCTTGCATATACAGGGCTGTTCCTTGCGATCGTGATTTTCTTTTAAATAGAATTAAAAAAGCCTGTGCTTAATTGCACGGGCTTTTTTGTGTTTATCTTATATTGAAGTTTTTCAGAATATCATAACAAAGATGCTTCACGCGTTGTGATTCAAAGCGTAAGTAGCCTATTTTATACGATTTCACGAATTGCGTCAGTAGCGGGTTGTGATTGTAGTTGCTGATGAGGTACGTGTTTAGACTATGATCCGCGGTCGTGATTGCTAAAGCGGGATAGCTTGGATCGTGTTTTTCGCTTGCATATATCAATCCTTCATCGAACGCAAGCCACAAGCCTATCGTGTCACTGTGAAATTTAACAGAACCTAGAAAACGTGAAGCCTTATTCCGCGGTTTAATAAACGTGTCGTTATCGCCTACAAACTTGTTATCGAGCGAATAAGCGCCGTAAGGGGTACTTCGTATCAGGCTACCTAGTTTGGTTTTTACACGCTCTTCCGCGAACTTGTGGGCGTCTGGAGTGTACACCACGATGTTTTTAGTAACAGTAAATTCTTTTTTAGGATCGGGCGTTACATTGAAGTATAAATAGTAGGGGTTGGCAACCGTGACACTGTTACCAAAACATAGCACGCGAACGTTATCGCGTTCACGTATGATGGTGTCCATTAGGTTCAGCAATATTTCAGGTTCATTAGGTAGGTAAAAGACCTTACCTTTTTCAATTAAGAACTCGTCAAAAAATATCGTTGTTACATCGGGAAATGCAACAGATTTGTATGATTGAGCAGACACCAAAGGGATAGCCCACCCTGCAATTTCACCATCAATATAAAATTCTGTTCCCCGTGTCTCAAAGGTAGTGTCGGGAAACTCACCATTCTTAATGATCTGGTCAAAAAACTTAGGTGCGTTCTTTTTAATCTCTGGTTTGTACCTACGCAAGTATACAAATTTTTCTCCATGTTTTAAGTAGCGATTAATGACGTATTTTGTTGTTCGGTAGGTCTTACCAAACGAACGCGTTGCCGTGGTAAAGTTTAAAATTCGATTGTAAGACAGTAGTTTGTTTAGGTCAAACCGTATATCGTTTAATTTGTTTTCTTCCATATGCCCTATCCTCGTTATTCAAACTTGGCATACGGCACAACATTTACTCCATTAGTATTTGCTTCGCCAACAGCTAGATAACCATAACCGTTTGCCCTTGGTTGGCGCACCCAGATATAACCACCAGAAACGCACTTAGCGTCATATTGAATGACAGAACCAGCCGGCAGTTGTGCAATGATGGAACTTTTAGTAGTAGCACCCCACCGTAAGTTTACCGGCGTGAGTAAAATTGCTTTCCCCGTTTCAGCAATCCATTTAACACCAAGGTTATCAGTCCAACTGTATGGTAATGGCTGCGGATCAGGCGTTGGTGTTGCTTGATGATTAGGCACTACGTTTGGCCGTGCTTGCGTATAAAAGCCGTTGAAATCATAGCTCATATCAACCTTGGCATTGCTAATGACAAATGAGCTTGTATATTGCCACAGTCCTACATTATCTAGGCCGGGCGAATCAACGCCATAATTTGCCACCCATAGGTTTTTCGCAATTAATTGTGACGGTACTAATCGGCCTGCCCAGAACCATGAAGCCATTGAATAAACGTCAGTGTTCGGGTAGCCACGATCTTTAACTCTTTGAATGAAAGCATTAGCATCATCAGTGGCGTAATATTGATTGCTGCTATCCTCAATATCTAATGCCATAACGCTTTCTGCTGTCATGCCAAGTAGTTTGGCATTTTTTGTAAACCATTCTGCCTCGTCTTGTGCATCTTTTACACCATTGAATTTGGCATAGTGATAACCATGTACAAGTAGCCCAGCCGCTTTTGCATTACTAATTTGTTCAGCGGCTTTAGGATTGACATAATGATCACCGTTTTCGCTGCCCTCTGTTAGTTTAACAATAACAGCTTTCACGCCTTTATTAGCCGCTTCTTTGAAGAAAGCCAAGTCAGACGGTTGGTAAGATGCAACGTCCATTACCAATTCTTGATATTTGCTCATGAATGAATCCTCCTGTATTTTGGTAAAAATGTGTCAAGTACAACCATTGTTTGTTTTACTTTGGTAGTAGTGCTGCCACCACTATCATTCGGTTTAGTCCCTGTAAACGCTTTGTACCAATAGTTAGCATACTCTGTTCGTTCTGCTAAATGCAAAGTGGCAACTGCGCCCCGTCCAAAGTGCGCTTGAAAGTTGGCAAGGGCAAACTTGATTGAATCAGCTTTTTTGAAGTTGTCTAGTGTTAATGGTTGAACAGCGCCATCTACGTAAACAACTGGTGAAAAGTAGTCGATCCACTGTCCTGTTTTGTCACCCTCACCAATGATCGTTGCTTGGCCTTGGATAGTTTCAGCTTGTGCATTTGACATGCCTAGTTGCGCGGCTTGCTTATACAAGTTTTCTTTAGGCGTCCATTGTACTAATCCATAGCCGCCACCACCGCCATACTCACTAACGCCGGCGTTAAGTTGACTTTCCCACGTGATAAATCCCAGCATTCCGGCAGTGGCATATTCATTGTAGCCCATCTTGCGCCATATCTGCCAAATGGTTTTGCCACTTGCTTTTTGCGCATCGCTTGGCGTCCATGCCATCGAATCACCTCATTTGAATATGATCGGGAAGTAGTAAAACGGCTTTGCTTTTTTAGCTGTATTGTCAGAATTTCCGCCGCCACCTGTTGCATCTTTAGGCAAGGAAATATCTTTAGGGCGTGTGTACACGCCGGACTTGTTTGGTATGCCAAGGTAAGGCGCTGGATTGTCCCAGTTGTCAGGACTTAATGGAGCTAGTCCTTTATCATTAATACCTAAATGTAAGTGTTCACCGGTACTGTTGCCAGATATCCCCATGATCGCAATGGCTTGACCGGCTTTGACGGTGTCGCCAACTTTAACTTTCATGCTGCCAGCTTTAAATTCTTCATAGGTAACCATTTTTCCGTCCGTACCTTTAATGATGATCATAGCACCTGCTGATTCCCAGCCCGCTGCCGCAACGTTAGCAGATATTGTGACTGTTCCATCATGGATAGCATATATAGTTGCGCCACTTTTACCTGTTGGTAAAATATCAATGCCTTGGTGAAACGAACCAGAACCAATTGATGGATCACGATACCCATACGGGCTTGTGATTGTCAGACTATCAGTATCAAACGGCCAAGAATAACCTGCTGCCATAGCTCACCTATACCTACCCACCCACCCAGTCTCTAGCGACTATTTATTGATTTTATCGTTCTCTTTCTTTGGTTCACCGTCTGAATGAACAGCTTGGATAAAGGTTTTAAAGCCTTTTACATCAACACCCATTGCATCTAGGTTTTCCAAAACGCTCTGGAATTGTAATAGCCAATAGTAGATGACTAAACCATACCATGCAACAATAGCGTAGGTACCTATAAAGATTGCGAATAGTGCAAGTACCATTAGCAAAACGAATAGGTTTAAATGTTTCAGTAACCCGCGAGTGCCAATATCACTTGACGGCGTTTTGGTGACGATTGATTTCGTCCAGCCTGTGACCATATCAATGGCAATCGCAAATAAGGTACCAATGGCAAAAACTAAGATTTTACTATCGTCACTTTGAATCAGTTTTTGCAAGGCTTCGACATAGTGAATATTTTCAATAGTAATCATTTATTTCCCTCATTTCAATAACGGTGTGATGAAAGTTTTGAACTGCGCATCGACAATCTTAAAACGTTCGTAAACAATCTTTTGCAAGTATTGGTAAGAGACTAAACGTCCAGCGATTGGCCAGATACTTTGTTCTTTTGCAAAATTGCTCATGCCAATTGATTGTCCAAAGGCATTGATTCGACTAACAATGGCACTCTCGCTTAAAATTGTAGCGCGCAGTGCATAGTAACGATCATTCAATTCTTGTGGGAATGCTTGCGCGATAAGGTCAAAATACTTATTTACTCCACCACCAACACGCATTGCTTTTACTGGGAACCCATTAGCATTCTTATCAGATAAGGTTTTTCCGTCCCATGAGTTAAAGAACAGTTGGTCAAAGTCATATGGAATAACCATAAAATGCTGACCACCGTCCCATGTTACGTATTCAAGGTTGCGACCACAAGAATCAACACTACCCATTAGATTATAGAAAATAATATAATCAATGGCGGCTTCTTTCGCAGCTGGTGTTACAATGCCTTTGAACGCGGTTAAATCACCGTCATAAACAGTTTTAACAAATGCATTAAATGCAGCTTTTTGTGTATCCGTTAAGGTGTCGGGAATGTTTGGTCCAAACTCAACGTCAAAGCTCATGCCACTGCCATCACCCCATTTGGTTACGCTAGGTGCTAGAAACATTGCTGCGCCACTTTCACTTTCGCCCTCAATAACAAATGTGTTGGCATCTTTACCGGAAACGCCATAGCAATCTTCCTTTGAACCGCTTCTAAAGAAGTAAAGTCCTTGATAATTGTTATTGAAATATAGCTGAACGGGCTTACCATAATTAAACCCTAAATAATTAGCATTATTGAGCTCTTTTGAAAATGTGGTACGTGTTGCTGCTAAATCATGCATCACTTCATTTCCAAGATTATCTAATGCCAAGGTAGGGTCAGAATAGAAAGCCTTTAGAACAAAATCACTTGCTGGTGAAAATTTAGGATCAATTTGCATTGGCAGCTTATTGTTTAGATTACTATCGGAATAAGGCTTAAATTTATAAGATTTTTTAGGCAAGGTCTGTGATGACTGGCCTTGCCATGATGTTTTTGTAAAACCTTGATACGCTAAAGTGCCGTCATTGTATTTAAAGCTATTAGTCATGACGTCTGTTGAGCTTGTCGGCATATCACCATATAAATTTAGCACTGGAATATCCATGCCAGCATTTTCGACATTATCGTTAAGTTCTGTAGGTGTTAGCTGCGTAGTGTGAAGATCAGACACTGTGTAATCAACAGCCGTTAATGGCTGATCATTTGAAATAACGATATTTGCGAAGGTAAAAGGTGCGTCTTGCGGTTGAGATATTTTAGGAACATCTGCAACAATTTTAGTCGGGTTGTTAGCCAATAATTGAACTTTTTTTACATAAACATCATTAAACATTGTTGGCATATTGTTGACATCAAACTTGTACGTTGTTACTTTAATTGTAAATTTAGTTGCTTTAGGTGTGCTGATTTTTAATTCAATACGGTTTGCACTAGAAGTAATTTGTGACGCAAGAATATTTTTAATGTAACTATCGCTATTGGCTAAAGTAGTGCCAGAAGATGGTGACGTAAACCGAATACTTGGCTCATTATTATCATTGAATAGATATGCTTGAGCTAAGCCGTTAGTAGAAAATAGTTGCGTTCCATTTCTTAAAATACTGTCTTTTGGAACGATATTATTTGTCAAGGCATATGGTTGTTGCGATAATGATACATCAGTTAATGTAAATGTCTGGTCATTAGTCATGGGAATGTTAAAGCCAATATCAATACTGTCAATAATAGATAAATCATCAGGAACGAATTGTTGTAAAAGTGGCGTGATTGCTTTTAAATCATTTTCTACGAATCCTGCCAATTTCTGGGTTCCTAACGGGATAGAGACATTTCCTTTGCTGGAATTGATATTAACAAACAACGTTGCGACAGCTTCAAAAGAAGGAGCAATTTGAAAATGCGCTTCCCACTGGTGGTGTAAAATTGCCGAAGCAAAGTCTGACTTGCTGGGGCTATCAATGTGGATATAAACATCGCGATTGTCACTAACTGCATTCTGATTAACACTGTACACGACAGCTTGCTTGCCGTCTAATCGGTTTACATTTTTAGCTAACCCATTATTATTAGCCAATAGATTATTGTCTAAATTGCCTAAGATAGTCGGAAAAAGTAAATTATCTTTTTGACGTTCTTCTCTTGTACCGTCTACGAATCTGATGTTAGTTAGCGTCATTGGTGATCCGCTAAGGTTGGTGAATACCACATTAAAGCTGGTAAATGTTTTGCTAGTGTCGAGACCTAACAGATATAATTTTGGTACTTTGATTTTCAGATTGGCTTCTTCATGTGCATATAGGCTGAAAATACCTGCTTGACATCTTGTAGTGGTGTTATCACTAGCAAAAAAGTCAAAGGCCACTCCTAAGTCTGTTTTTGCATCAGAGCAAACCTTTATGCCTAATTCTTTCGTTTGATGAATAATATCGAGTAAGTCGATATTATCTACTAATGAAAAATTAGAGTATAAATCATAGGGTGCATTAGCAGTATTCGGAATGGTTGCAATAACATTTTCGCCATGATCGTTACGGTATTCAATGTTACCAGCACTGATACCAAATAATGTTAAGTCTTGCGTTAAAAGATTTTGGTCTGGAAATAAGTTACCTACACGACTAACTTTGTATTCATCAGTGGTATTGACTGCTGTTTTTGAATGAAAATTAAAGCGTTTAATAATTGGAAATGCAATGCTATAAGAAACAGCATCTTCATGCGTCTCAATACCAAGGTTGACGTATTGCAGAGCACTTTGATCTGGTAAAACATTTGATACATGAGGTGTGATAGCTTCTAAATGAACTCTTTGAGTCGCCTGTAGAAATACATTAGACATAATTGATACACGTTTAGATCCAAGCGTTGTTTTAACGTCTAAGAATAAATCACAAACGGTATCAATATCAGGAATAATATCGAACTCAAACTTAAACGCAGCATATTTTAAAACTGTTAGTCTAGGATCATCAGTGCTTAACTTAAAATACGTATCGGTATTGCCCCGACTTTTATTTCCTATTACATGACCCCAGTTATTACCGTCATAGTTAAGTGCTGAAACGCCAACACCGCTGTTATGCTGAATAGAACTAATATCATTGTTATAAAAACCAGCATTTGTAATTAAGTTTCCGCGATTTTCTAGGAAAACCGCAATGCTTTCTTTTTGATCATTAGTCAGTGGGTTGCCATTAAAGAGGCCGCCGTTCTTCCAACTGTTTGTTGTCTTGTCCCAGTAATTCCATGCTTGATTATCGAGTGTTACAAAAATACCATTCGTACCATTAGGATGATCACTAATTAAATCTTGTAAAGTAGGGTATGTTCCTTGAACACCGCTTTGAAGATTATTGATCAAAGACATCATATTATCAGTGGTGCTTTTAAGTGACGTCTCTTGAGTATTGAAACGGTCATCAATCGTCGCGTCAGTTTTGCTTGTATAAGCATTTAGTTTAGTGTCAGTTTGCGCTGTGTACGCGTCCATTTGAGCTTGTAAATTCTTTTTGATCGTGTCTAATGACGTCTTATCAAGAATTTTTTCAAAAGTACCGTCAACGACCCACGCATTGAGCTGCGCAGTTACGGCATCATCAATACCGTTTGTTTTAATCCAGCCAAGCAACATGTTCCAATTGTCACTCATGTTTTGATTAAGCAAGCCAATCTCGTTACAGAAATTCAGCACTTGCAAAAGTGATTCTTGCATCGACAGACTATCGTCATACGCCGTTGGCAAATAATTGCGATAATCTCTGAAATTTAACGGATGAAAGTGGGGAAACCTTAGTCCATATCCCACTGGGTTCATATTATCCATAACATAACCTCTTTCTAATAATCATAAACAAGCAGAAACAGCTCGTTCGCCTCTGAAACCAACTTTGTATCTACGTCAAGTATATTCTTTCGTTGACTGTCAATCAACTGTCCTACGTTAAATCTTCCAGTACGGCCGTGACGCTCGAACAAGTATTGTTCAGTATTCTGAAACTTCTGGTTCTGGGTTAAACCGGTATCGCCTTTGCTATCAGTCGTGCTTTTTCCCGTGGTATCGGACTTACCAGTATTTTCACCGTGTGTCGTAGCATCATCGGAGTGAGTTTCGGCAACATCATTGCTGTGGTTCTTGTTATCAACTGTAATCCCAGAAGCATAATGCTCGTTAGCATTAAGGGTCTGCTGTGGCGTATCCTGTGCAACGGTTCGATCATTTTCGGTGCCACTATCTTTGCTATCTTTGTTGCCAGCTTTGTGGCTAGTACCATCAATTGTGCCACTATCGGTTGTATGAGATTCCATATCAGTTTCGGCATGGTCACTGTGCACACCAGTTTCATTGGTATCGCGATTGCTGTTGTTAGAACGGGTGTACGTATCTTTGTAACCAACATCATCAAACGGATCATAATCATTGACTAAAGCTGATTTGTAAAGACGATTGTAATAAGGCATTCGCCGTTGCAAAAATTCCATTAACCGGAAATGCCACTCACCGTAAGTCTCATAACCTAATTCACGAAAGTAGTAAGCATTCAACAACTTAGTTTCAATAACACTCCGGTACTTTTCATCAAAAATATCAAAATCGAAATCGAAAATAAGCGGTAACGCCTTTTCAATTTTTTGTGCATGTGTTAATTGGTGCAAATCATACTGGTAACGTAAAAGATTATCAATCTGTTTTCGTAGCTGGACTGTGTAAGTCGCCATTATCCTCACCACCGTTTTCTTTTTGATATTCCTGTTCACGTAATTCACATGTGATATGCAGACCAAACATTTTGTTAATTCGTTCAGCCGCATCTTGACGAGCTTTCAATCGAGCAAGCCCCATTGTAATCACTTGACTATCGTTGGCGTTTACTTCAGCAGTCTGAACTCGTTCTTTTTTGTCTTGATTGCCATTATTAATGGATAGGAAAGTCATTGCTTCGTTCCAGATATTTTTTTGATGTGCATCTAGTTTATCGACAACATAAGCAGAAGATGTATCCATCACGTCATTTTTGCCAAGCCCTAATTCACCATCGGCAATGATGACGGGTTCGTATTGATCCATTTGTGACACAACATTCATTGCTGATAATTTTTTCTTATCGTTAGTCGTAAAGACTTTTGGCATTTTCTGTGCCTGCACATTAACATGCATGGTGGCACGATTATCAGCCAATTCTTCGGCAAACAGTTGCAAACTAGGCAAATCAGGAACACGCTGATAGTTGTTGTAAATCATAACGCTATCAGTTGTATCGAACTTAATATCTGCTAGTTTCATTAAATTAGGTGCGATTGCATACCGTTCAGTTGGTGTATAGTATTGGTCAATTCGGCCAGTTTCAGTCACTTGTAATGTAACATAACCAAGCGTGGGCGAATTAACGAAAACGATTTTGCCATATTGCATCAACTGTTTTTCCAGAAAACGTGGATCAACGGTTTCAGGCAATCCGTCCCATTTATAGACAGTTAAGGATAATTCAATTAACTGCCGTAAATAGTAGTCATACCACCTTGAATAATATTGTCGGCCTCTTTTTCTACGTGCCATTTAATCACCTCATAATTCTGCATTGTTAGCACCATAATCACCAACTGTAATACCACTTTCAGGGTGCCATAGTGTAACGCCTTTGTTGAAAATACCCTTAATCTCACTCATTGCATTCGTATTAATATTACCAGTGATTTTAGCATCTACTGTTTGAACATAATTCCAGCATCGGCGAGAATGAAAGCACTGCCTAGGCACGGACAAATCAACAAGCCGGTTAGCTTTATAACCGTAAAGATTGAAATAACTACCTAATGATTCGGCATATTCATCTTTTAACTGTTTGAAAACCAAGTAGCAACCGCAAATTAAGTTGTCTGCTTCAAAAATTGTGTTGTTGCCCATACCACTAATGTTTTCTGGTAAATTTTTAATATCTGCCATTTTTGCTTGCTGCGTTCTGGCAAGATTAGCAATGTTAGTACCAACTGATCGCCGAGTGTTACCATAATTGGTCATGCCTTGCATTGCCGCTGTGCCACCACCGGTGATTGCACCAGTCGCGGCGCCAACAACATTAAGACCACTAAAGCCAAGACCATTTTGCGCGCCTTGGATAGCACCAACAATTGTATTCGTTATGCCGGAATCCATGCTGTTTGCCATTGCTGTATATCCACTAGCTTCGGCATTTGTCATTTGTGTACGTAAGCTGTTTCGATTGCTTTGCAAGTAAGCAGCCAAGGCATCAGTGGCGACTGGTATATCACCGCTATTAAAATCAGTAATGGTGGAATCCCAGTTTTGCATCGGTATATTAAGTGCTGGAACGCCCTGTGGGTACCAACTATGATAAGGATTAGTGCCGTCATCATTATAATTGGTTGCCGTGTAACTTACTTTTGTGTTCCAGCTAACTGATTGATGAACTCTGATAACTAATCTACCATTTGGCAAATATTCCGGTTTCAGCATTTGCATGTGGCCTTTGAAATCTGTTAATTCAATCATAGCATACGGACTGTTCATTAACTTGCTAGTAGGAAAACGTGTGAAATGATCGTAAACATTAGCAATAGCAAATTCTTGAAAATTGTCTAGCGGAATTTGTTCCAGTCTGATTAAACCAGCCGCACCTGCCGCCGTGCCATCGCCAACACCCATATCTTGGAAATCACTAACCCATACGGGGTAAGTTTTGCCTGCACCAGTAAAAGTATAGTTAGGATAAGAACCGGTAATACCGGCCGGCTTCCAATCAACGATTTCCATTGAGACAACTTTACCAGCCATATCCTCGCTTTTAGTAATAGCATTGGCAATAATACCAAACGGCGGAATAATAATATTACCGCCTTTAGGGTCTTTGTACATCATGCTTTGCAAAGCGTAAGGATTGCGAAGATCAACCGGCATCGTGTACGCATATAGTGGCGTCATGACGCCATTAAATGAAGTAGTTGGTGCATACTTAGTGTAATTCTCTCGTTCAAATGGATATGTTGTTAAAATAATAATCCATCTAATATATGGATTAGGTTCATCGGTGATATGAATTTGGTCAACAATATTATAATCTGTCCCATAATTCATACCCTCATCGTAGTTGCGGGCAATCGGGTTCCCACTGGAATTGAACTCTTTATCGTGCATCTGCTTGACTAAACTAGGGTGAAAATTAATATCAAAAAGCCACGTCTGCAAGACGTCAATTTTGAATGTGACGTTAGACGCGGCTTCGGAAACATATTCAACATCAGTAACAAAACCGTAAAACCAATGACTGCCGTATTGATCGTTTTGAAATGCAATGTAATTGTATTTATACAACTTTTCAGCATTAATACCAATACGAAGTTTAGCTTGTGTACGCTGATATGAATATTGCTCGGCTGGAACAACGATAGGATTAAACTTGCTATTGTGAAGAAAATAGTTTTGTTGGTCTATCGGCTGTTCAAACCATAATTGATTATCGTTTGTGTCGTCAAGGGGAACGCCGGACAAGAGATACAATAATGTGCCAGTGGGAGCAATGGTGTTATCAATAAATTGATTGCCAACATAGTTGTCGTCACCATAACTCATTTAAGACACTCCTTAGTTAATTGTCAAAGTTGCTGTACCGCTGGTGTAGCTGCCATCAGATTCTTTGTGATCAGATGTGAACTTGACCGTAATTGCACTACCAACGGTTTCGTCAGAACCAATCGTTACTAAACCATTGCTGTCAACCGTAGTCGTTGTCTTGTTGTTAGCAAGTGACCAAGTGCCAGTTTGCGGAATTGTGTCAGAAGTTGTCTTAACAATGGAAGTAAACTGTTGCGTTGTGCCAGCCTTTGCTGATACCGTGTTAGGGCTAACAACAACACTAGTAACATCTTTGACGGGGTTATCAGCATCTTCATAAACAAACGCAACCGCGTTTGCTAACATGCTGGTGCTCATAACTTGCCATACATGTAACCAGTAATTCCAATAAAGGCCAGAACCATTATATTGACTTGCCATTTGGAACAACGTGTCATAAACCATGAAGAAATCACGATCAACTAAAATGCCAACCAAGTTAGGCGTGCTTGACAGACTGTCAATCATGTGCTTATGACCCATGAAATCAGCCTTACCCATGTTAAACGCGGCACTTAAAACATCAACATCAATGAAAGCATCGGAGGCGGAAGTCAAGAATAAATCCTGCTCGTCTTTAGCTGATTGCGTCATCACGCCAGCACCATTGTACAAACGTGACGGGAACGTCAAGTTGTTAGAATATTGCTTGATCGTTGTAACAATGGATTTACCATTTTCTTCAACTGGCTTAGGCACTTTAACAACCGTCATATTCCCACGCTGAATAGCTTGGTCAAGCAACAGTTTCATGTACTTAAACTCATCAACGTTGTTGCGGTTGTACATCGCCGTAATTTGACTAGCAAGGAAACTGCCAAGCGTTGCCCAGCTAGTAAAAGCAGATCGAAGGTTTTCTTGCGTAATAGTCGTAGGAATTTTATCTTGTCGGTTACGAACATGATAATAAGCCTTAACATCAGGCGCATTGATAGCAAAAACATCATTCGCGCTTGCGGCCATATCATACTTAGTTGATTTGGCAATATCAACAAAAATTTCTTCAATCGTCATGCCAAGCGGCATCGTACCTTTTTTAAATGGTGCTAGTGGATTAGTCAAGCTCTTGGTTTTTAGAATTACAAGACCAATACGGCTTAACAAAACATCAACAAATTCATTAACAGCCCGTGGAGATTTGAACAAGCTGGTTGCAAAGTTACCAACACTGCCGCTACTTGGAAGATCAGTGTATTCTTGCAAGGTGGGGGAAGACTGCCAGATATTATCCATGACATCTTGAACACTCTTTTCGCCAAGCATTTCAACGATTTCTTTACCACTAATACGTGATTGTGCCATTAAAAATCACCACTTTCTTTTACATTATCCAACATGTGTTCCAACGGATCACCGTCAGGATCGCCACCGTCACCGCTTGAACCGTTCGGCTGTTTTGGCTGAACTAATGGTTCGTTTTCTTTAATCTGATTAAACAACTTACCATTTGTGAGGATAAGATTTTCCTTATCACTGTTGAGCTGTTTGTTGACTTGTTCCAAATCAGATTTTTCAGTATAAATGCCGGAATAACCTGAACGTAACTGTGCAAGTTCATCACTAACAGTTGGTGCATTGTCACCTAATTTCTCGGTAATTGCTGTAATGAGTGCCTCGGCTTCTTCGGGCTTTAAACTCATTCAAACCACCGTCCTTTCTTTCATAAGTATACGCTACAAAAAAAGACTGTGCAAATTTTTATTGCACAGTCAATCAAAACATATAGCAAGTCATACGGTCTCACAAGAACCAATCCACTACAATCGGTAAATGACTAAGGCGCTTTTCAGCGAGTATTCCCAAAGCTCAAATCTAAAGAGATTGTCGTAATACCTGCTGACGTTATGATACATGATTAACAATCATTCTGTCAAGTGTTCTGGTCAAAGACTTATCATTCAAAACCACTGGTATGCCCTCCAAATAACTGGCAATCAATCCAGCGCGCCGTGCTGAATGACTAATTGCACAAGGCTTCCCATTATAACAGATAACGTAGTTCCAGCCAGCATTGTATTTCTTGCAATGTGTAATATCAATTCTAGCTCTCATACACAAGAACACCTCGGATAGGCAATGCAGACATTTTCTTGATATTATCAATATCCTCAAAACTCAACTTGCATTCTTTTGGCAACAGATCGTATGGACTTGTTTCTTCAATTTTAATAGGATAATACGTGCCATTGAGATGCTTGAAATAATAATAATCGGGACACGCTGGTACTGGAATCAAAAACTTTCCATTCACTAATGCATCAGTTTTAGGCTTTAGCATATTCTCACCTCAAATTAAATATTCTAGCAAAATCAGCAACACTTTCCAGCGGCCAGTTCGTTATTTCCATTGGCACAACTTTGCTACCGTCACTACAAAAGAAAAATGTGCGACCATCATTACATGCAATCTTATACTTCATAAATATCACGCTTTAAAGAATACTTAATCGCACCTACTTTAATTAAAGCATTTTTAAGTTCAGTGTTGATACATACTAATTGATCATAGTAATCGCTTTTATGGTCACATGCAGATATAGCAACTTCAGAATCTTTTAATGCTAGATTTGAAAAATGCTCAATGCGATGAACAGCAATACTTAAATTAGAAAGCTGAAGAGCTTTATCAAGTGCTTCAACCAATGGAACGGAACGCTTGGATAAACCACTGTCTTTATCAATATCTATCAAAAAATCCCGCAAATGCTTAACATCTTCAATAGGCATATCTTCAATACTAATACTCATATTATTTTCCTCCTAATGTGCTAGGTGCAGTTGAGGTAGCGGGCGCGGCTGATGTAACAGGTGCAACTGATGTGCTAGGATCAACTAATGTGCTAGGGTCAACTTCGGTATACGTTGCATCAGCACGATACCATTTACCGCCAATATCAGCACTTATCTTTTTTGCCTGATCGGCTGTGTAGTGTTTGCCCTCCAACTTATTGGTAGTGACTGTCATAACAGGATACCACGTATTGGCAACGTTAGGGTCAGTGATACGATCATAACTGGTTAAGTAGCAGACACCAAAAGTACAAAGATAGAAACTGTCATTATCCATTTAAGCTACCTCCATTAGAAATATAATCAACTAAATAACGAAGAACTTGATCAATCTCTTGATTATGTTGCATAAGAGCTGGAACGAACGACTCAATATCTTTTCCAGTTCTTTTAGCTTCTTGATATTTTAAATATAGTTCTCTAACATCACGATTATCTTTTAAAGCAATTTGCAAATATTCCAAAAACGTATACGGAGTTTCCATCATTATCACCTCAATGAGTATCACGAATGTATTGTTTGCCATCGTAAAGATCAAACAGCAAATCTTTACCATCGTTCACAACAATACGCCAATTATCAATGTAACCAACAACCTGATAGTAACTTGAAACGTGATAACTATTTCTGATCTGCTTTCCAATATCAGCAAGCAAAGCATCAGTTAGCAAATAGAAGTCCTTACCATTTAAATGAACAAATGGCTTGATATTTGTAACAAACGGAACACTATCACTAACAATAACTAAAGGCTGTTTATCCATTAATGCCACCTACCACTTTCAAACAAACCTCGCCAGTGAAACCTTGTAAATAGTCCAAGTGACGACCTATCTGGTCAATGCTATAAACATTAGTTTCGACCTCACCACGTGTCCTTGGTACAAGATACGTACCAACCGGCTGCTCATTTGGAAGATTGATAGGCCGACTAATGAAATCCATCGTTACTGACAGTGGTGGATATTGTGAATACCACGGCGCCCGCTTCGTCATCACCGCATGTTTAACATACAAAGCTACTAATTGCATAATTATGCCTCCGTAATTTTAAACTTAGTAAAAGAACCAGAAAAAATATCAAAATAGTCAGAAATATTGTTATATTCTAATGATCTGAAATGTGTGCTTCATGAATATCATCAGTAATTGAAAAACCAGCGCAATACTCATCATCAATTGATTCAATATCTTTCAAATACTTACCGTTTGAGAACTTAAATACCATAAATTCCATAATTAATATTCCTCCGTTAAAACAAACTTTCTTGACTACTACCAATAGAAAATGACAGAATTTGAATGTTACCTTTTCGCCTATCCATCAAATTCATCAGCTTTTCAAACTCTTTGACAGTTAAGGTTCGCATCTCAAAATGTTCCATCTTATCTGTTTTGTATATGATCGTGTAGGTTTTCATAATACCTCAATATAAAAACTCAATAACTTTAAACCAGTGAATGAAATCAGGCAATGTACTTTCCGTAAACTTAGTTGCGGATTCACGATCTTTAGTTAATTCATACGCATCTCCGTTCATTGTGATATACCAAGTATGCTCTAACTTAACAATACAATACTTATGCTTTAATCGAAAACGGTCCTTCAACTAATATGACACCACCTTTAACTTGCTTCGGTCTTAGTTTACCACTTTCATCAACAAAACCAAAGTTAAAGTTTTGCCATGTGACTTTCTTTCTAGTTTTGTCTTGCATACCTGCGCAACGAATATGCAAACTATATACTTCATTAGACTTTGCATAATCGCCAGTATTCAAAATGTAACCAACAAGTTTACCTTTTCCTTTTCTGCTGCCAGCTAAACCACGTGCGAGTTTAACAACCTTGCTTACTGTTTTGTTCTGTTCAGTGCGTGCTGGATATGAACAATTATCTCCAGCGTGTAATTGGTTCTGCGAAGCGTCAATATCTTCAATATAAGTTTTAGCACGAAGAAAACGACCACGTAAAAAGGTACTCTCGTGTTTCCAATAACCAAGCTTGACGGGATCAACGTCACCAGAAATAGCATGAGGGATTGTATCACCAGCAATATGAATACTGTCTGTGTCGCAATAAAGAATACGATCAAAACATCGTTGCGCTGTGGTGATCGTATAGTACCTTGCCCACGCTGTAATGAAGACACCCATAGGAATATAAAGACCCGCGCCAAGTTCAGGGCTCATAACCCGCAATCCTAATGAACCATCATCTTTTAAGTATGGTTCTCTACGGGTATTGTCGGTACTCTTGGCAAACTTGCCATACAGATTGTTTAAACGTAACTTAGCTAATTGACGAATAGCACCCGTAGCATGCATCTTTATTTCCATTAAATTGTCAATCCATTCATCGAATAATCCATGCTTAGCGGCGAAAGAATAACCACCCAGATATTCGACTTGGCTAACATCATAATGCTTAAAAAGCAATTCTAAATCTGGATTAGAAAGGGTAAGTGTAACAGCTTCTCCATTAGAGCTTGTAAGGTATTTATTATCGGCAAACATACCAGTATTCTTAAGTTGAATTGTAGGAATAAAACCTTTTTTTATTTTGAACACGCACCGTATAGACTGAACGTACAGTGGGCGCCGCTTGTTTTCTTCGTACTTGCCAACAAAAATTTCAGGCATTCCATACGGCAAAAGTGAATATCGCATACGGCTTGGATATAAACTGTTGACGTCATAAACCCGACCGCCATCAATATCTTTACCAGCAAACACGGGATTAGCCCAGACAAACCCACCTCGGTAAGCCTTACGTATATCATGGTCAATCATCGGATCTAAAGTGGGGAACAAGTGTTCAAAATTTTTCTTTCCTATTAAATCACGATAACTAGCAAGGCTATCTGCACCAATCGTCATTTTCTTCATGCCCTCATCAAACTGTACATCAAGGGCTTCGCTAACAATTCTAACATCATTAGATATATACTCTTTGATTTTAGGGTCATTCAGCCAATCAGAATTATCAGGATTTAAATCGTAATCTATTTTTGTTTTTTGTTCTTTTGTCTTGAACGCAACAGCCAAGTCAGCAACTTTGAAAGGTAACTTTTTGTAACTATCTTGAATAGTAACGGATTGTAAATGCCGTCCGTTACGACCATAGCATATCTTGATTTGATACCACTGCCCAGACTTCGCGATCAATGCTTGAAAAGTTCTTGGATAAGCACGAGTACCAGAATTAAATGTGAAGTTATGCCGCAATAACCAACCTATAATAAACGACCCGTCAAATTTCAAGTTATGAAAAAAATAGTTATCTTGATTATGCTTGAAAAAATTCATCATAGTGTCAATTGAGCTACCATAATGAATTTCTTTCTCATCACCAACTTTTGTGACTGCCCACGCCCATACTTTACTACTGTTTTCGTTATATGCACCGGTTGTTGTTTCTGTATCTGCCACCCAGTATACTTTTGACATTTACAGAAACACCACCTAACTTTGCTGATTAAAAATACCCTTGTCCGCTTGATCTATCGCGGCAGATATTTTGTTGACCATGTACTGCTTATCTTCTTCATTGTAAATATAGGTAAAATCTAAATCTTCATCAGATAAGTACATTGCATAAAAATCGTCATTAGACATTTTACTCAAACGATCTATGATTGAACTAACAGCATCATCATTAGCACCACCAACAAGCCCGTTCTCTTGGTTAAGGATAGCCTTGATATAATTCTCTTTCATCATACCAATACGATCAGCAATATAATTAGCATCAGCACGCTTCTCAAAACTATCTAACCGCTGTCTAAATTCAGCTAAATTATGAACCATACCTAAAGAATTACTTAACGGTTGCAAAAATTCCATTTTAGGCTCTTGCAAAACACCGCGCATAGCATCAATAATGCTATCAGTCTTGATCTTGCTTTTCTTCATAAATTCTGGGGGCTTAAGCATCTTCTCAACGCTACTTTTAGTTTTACTACGATTCTTATTTGCTTCACGAACAGCCTTGTTAAAACGATTGTATTCATCTACTGGCACGTAAAAAGTTTCCTGCTCGTTCTTAACTGCTTTAAATTTAGTGGTGTTAGAATTAATAAAACGAAGCAAGTTACGCCGGTAATTATCAAGTGACTTGCCTTTTAAAACTGTTCTGTCCCTAAAATCAAAATGAAGTTCCACACCATATTTTTTAGCAACGTTCTCAATACGACCCTGAACTTTACGTTCTAATTCTCGCGTAGGGGCAGAGTACCGAGACTTAGCGCCAGTGCGTTTGCTTCTTGCCATGTTAATTCACGTCCCTTATGCACAACCCTAAAGCCGCGCTTTTCAATTGCTACATATAATGCTAAGTCAGCAACATATATAGGATTATTTAAAGACAAATGCTTATTAATCTTAGAAATATATCGTATACGATTATCAGAAAGACGATCACTGAACTTTCGCATATAAACCTTACTGGAAAAAAAATACTCAATGCCATCTACCAGCATTGAGTAAGTTGATTCAGCAAGATTATGATATATCCCGTAGCGTGTTACGGGCATATTATCACCTCTTACTTGCTGGACTTCTTTGCGTATGAACCAATAACCTTGGTATCAGCCAACAAGCCAAGTGCACTGTTACCAGTCTTAGTCTTAGTAAGGGTTACCTTAGCAACAAATGGTGTTTCTTTTGAAAAGTTCAAGCCAGCATGTTTGAACAAAGTATAGAATTGTGCAAGTGTACGCTTGACACTCTTAGAAACAGTTGAATACAATTTGCCATCGGCATCTTGAATAACCACTCGCAAAAACATACCAAGCTCATCGGTCTGCTTATCACGCATTTCAACATTACTTGCAACAAACTTAACAATCTTCAATGTAAGATTGGTTGCGTCAGACAACGGAACAGCGTCAGAAGAACTCAACGCATTCAAGTTCTCGGCCTGCGTCATCAAATCTTCGTGAGGATCACTTGTGAAATATGAACCTAATGCACTTTCATCACTGAATGCTTCGGTTGGCGTAAGGAACTTATCATCAATAATTTCACCGGTTGATGTATCAACATTGCGTACTGCTACTTCATTTTCTGCCATAATTAATTTCCACCTTTATTTTTTATTATTTGGTCTGTTCATCAATAACTGGTTTTGCCTGTGCAAAGAAAGCAGCTTCGGGCATTGCATAGGTAACTTCTTCGGGCACAACTTCACCAATCGTAGGATCTTTGATACCTGTTTCAGCAATCACAGCTCGGCGAATACCAGCTTCCTTACGGAAAGTGCCTTGTAAATCAACCGTACCACGATCAACAACTTCTGGCTTCTCTCCCTCTTTACTTACAACTTCATAGACATGTACATGATTGATACGCTTAACACGTGTAATCATTTTTTCTTTTGCCATGTTTGTATCTCCTTTGTTTTTTGTTTGAGAAGCTTTGTACCTCTCAACAGAAATAAGTATATAATATCCACGCTGAAAATGCAACTAAATATCGAAAAAATAGCAAGTTTATTTTTAAAAATATTTTGGCAGATTAAACTTGACATTTTAAATAATTGCGAGAATATTTAGACGAATAAGTCAAATTAAGTTAGTTAGGTGAAAAATACTTAAGGTAACTAATTAAGGCATTTTAAGCGAAAAGTTGCAAGATTGTAAGGCAAATTAAGTTAGTTAGTTTACATTCAAACTAACTTACAATACTGAACACTACTC